GGGATTTGGCTTGGCGACGAATTGACGCTCTACCCTAAGAGCTTCTTCGATATGGCCGTCTCCCGATTGTCCTTGCCTGAATCACGAATGTGGGGGACGACGAACCCCGCCGATCCATTCCATTATCTGAAGTCGGAGTATATAGACAACGAGAAGTTGCGGGCCGCTGGTTATGTGTGGTCCGACAACTACACGATGGACGATAACCCGAATATTGACGATAAAGACAAGGACTTCTTGAAGCGGTCATTCACTGGTGTTTTTTACCAGCGAAACATCCTCGGATTGTGGGTCATTGCCGAGGGCGCGATTTACCGGGATGTGATTGCGGATGATATTTTCTACGATCACGCCAATGGCCGGCCAGCAGGCTTGGAGCGGCGGAACAATCACGTCGAGCATTGGGTTGCCATTGATTTCGGAACAGTCAACCCGATGGTCTATCTGGACATATACGACGACGGGACAACCGTATGGGTGGACAGGGAATACTATTGGGATAGCCGGTCAATGATGCGGCAGAAGACGGATTCTGAGTATGCTGCCGATTTGATGGACTTCATGAACGGCAACGATCCACTGGTGTTCGGTGAGCAGAAGAAGCAAGTCGATCAGCGGGAATGGGCGGGCGTGATTCTTGATCCGAGCGCGGCTTCTTTTCGGGCGGAACTGACGCAGAAGGGCATCTTCGTTACCTCTGCCGATAATGAAGTTCTTGAGGGTATCCGCAAAGTAAGCACGATGTTGAATCGTAAAAAGTTGCGAATCCATCGGCGGTGCGTTAACCTCATCCGTGAAATGAATGCGTATGCGTGGGACACGAAGCGGGCCGATAACGGGCGCGAGCAGCCGATTAAAGCGCACGACCATGCGCCGGATGCGTGCCGGTACTTTGTGAATACGCGAATTCCTAGTTGGAGGTTGGCGGCATGACGATTCGGGACGCTGTAATTGGTTTTGGCCTTGCTCTGGTTATTTTCGGTTCGGCCTGTGTCGCTCGCCCGTTGTATATTTGGATCAGCGATATCGTCGCTGGCAATTTAGACCATTGGAAGTGAACGCATGAAACAGCAGCAACCAGATTTTTTTGACCGTGCCGCGCAGGCATTGAAGCCGAAACCGAAAGAGCATTTCGATAGCGTGATGGAACAACTGGATCAGCGATTTGGTCCGACGCACACATCCATGCTTCACCTTAGCGGGATTCGACAGGCTGATGGCAACGGGCATTATCGGTCATCCATGCACCGCAGCCGGGATGACAGGTAGGGCATGGATAGTTTCGATCAGTTAAGACTAATACTGGAAGTAATTCTGGTTGATGTTCAGGAAATCAAGAAGTAGAATAAATACATCATGGCAGCTATTGACGATTTGAACGCAGAAGTAGCCGCGCTTACCAGCAGCGCAATTGCGGAGATTGCGGCAGCAACCGCAGCGATTACAGCAGCGATTACAGCAGCGCAGGCGAATAACGATTCGGCGGCGATTGAGGCGGCTGTTGCCAGCCTGAAAAAGGTTCAGTCGAATCTGGACGCCGGCTCCTGCTGCTCCAGCGGCACCGTCCGCTTCGTAATGGTGGTTCTCATGTTGTTGGTGGTGGGTGCCGTTGCACTCATCATCACCGATGATGATTCTGCGTAGATTTTTATGAGCAAGCTCGTTCACATGGCTTTAAGGGGCAGACGATAGACCTGCCAGAGTGGTCCTGAATGGTTCTTGGTACTGTATTTCTGTGGTGGGAATGCGGGCATGTGTCCGTTCCGGTTTCTAGTGATCTTGTTTACTCATGGCCTCCCGACCCGAATGGACTTCCGCAATGGGCGGCGTTTCGCGCGAACGATGACTTTGGCGTGCCGGAAGGTGCTGATTGAGTTCTGATCGGATGCGGATGATCTTCGGCTTTTGCCTGTTGCTGATTCTGGCAGTTTTGGCCGGTGCGGTGGCGTTGGGGAAAGTGGAAGAAAAGACAAGTTACGGTTTGATGCCGATTTTGACTGCGCTGGCGACCTTGGCCGGCGGGTTCTCCAATTACGCTTTCAGCGCACGGCGAGACAATGCCGACAAAAAAACCAGTCAAGACGGCGATTGAAAAGAAACCCTGGGGTCGATTGATCGACCTGTACGAACGGGAAATGCTGAAGTTGTTTAAGCGTTTCCGGCCCTCAGAACCAACCAGTCAGGCACTTGAAGCGATAGCGCAAGACCCGAAATTCCAGAAAGCGGCGGAACGTACCGCAGAGCGCATGGTTTCGGGAGTCGCGTTCACTAGCGCGAAATCATGGCGTGAAGCCGTGATGAAAGCCACGCACTCGCGGCGTATATATGGGGCATTGCAGCAGGAGATGAACCGGCCCGCCATGCGGGAGGCATACCGGAATCTTCTGGATGAGAACGCGAAGCTCATTAAATCTATCCCGTATGATTTAGCGCAAAAGGTCACGCGCTACGCAGCGGAGGAAGCCGGGAAGGGCAAGCGAACCGGCGACCTGATGAAGATGTTGCGGGTTCAGTGCGCGGAGCTTACCGCAAACAAGATCAAACTGATCGCCCGCACGGAAATATCCAAAGCGCACACGGAAGTGACGCGGGTCCGTTCAGAAGACCTGGACATACCGGCTTACGTTTGGATCACATCGAATGACCGGCGCGTGCGTGAATCGCATCGCAAGATGAACAACATTATAGTGTTCTGGAACGATCCACCGTCGCCGGAAGTATTAATCGGGCAAAAGAGCACGCTTGGGAAATATCACAGCGGGGAATGTCCGAATTGCCGATGCGAACCGCTACCTCTGGTATCGCTTGATGAGGTTACGTGGCCTCATAGGGTTTATCGGAATGGTTCGGTCACGATGATGAACCGGACGGCATTCCAGCATCTTTATCAGCGCAAAGCAGCCTGACAGTCAAAAGGAATCTTCTATGAAAAAATACGCTCCATTGGCGACGTTGATCGCTGTTATTTGTGCCACTGGTTTGTGGCTGAACGCACAGCAGAGTATCGGTAATGGGGTGTGGTGGATTGGCTCGACTGGTCAAGGCACGGTCCTGACGCAGCCGCCAATCAATTGCATGAATTGCACGGCTATCCCCGGTGGTCAGATCAACGCTGGGTCGATCACATCAACGCAGCTTGCCGCGAATACGACGCAGTTCGTTTCGATCCCGCTGACTCTTTCTCAATTGCAGACATTGAACTCTGTCGGGGTGTCGATCCTTCCAGCGCAGGGCGCGGGGACCATGATCGAGATGCAGTCCTGCATTCTTGACCTGAAGTATGGTTCGGCGGCATTTACTGGTGGCGGCGCGGTGACGATTGGTTACGGTTCGACTTCGGCCACAACCAACGCAATGGCGACAACTATCGCAGCAACATTTTGGACTACGTTTGCAGCCAGCCATACAACTTCGGTTCTTGCTGGCGCGATCCCGGTGACGGCTAATACATCGCTTCAGAATCTCGGTATATGGATGAACGCGGCGACTGCCGATTTCGCTGCTGGGACCGGTGCAACCGGGCAGATTGACTGTTCGTATCGCGTCCACACCGTCATCTAAACCAATATGGCGTAACGGCCTGTCGCTTCACGTTACGCCATGTAACAGGTCACTACTGAATGTCCACGGCACCCATACCGATCAATAAGCACCGCGCTCTCGGGGCGCGGCTTGGTCGCGCGTATGAAGCGAAGGATGCGCGTGCAGTAGGGCTTGGTTTGCAGCCGCCTCCGAATCGGGTACAGGGCTTCGATGCGTTTACGAACATCGCGGCCCGCATGGGCTTCGGTACGCCGTCGCTGACGGAAGCCACGCAGTACAACATGGTCCGGTGGACCTATGATTACTGGCTGATGATTACGCTGTACCGGAATCATTGGATTAGTCGCAGAATCGTGGACACGCCGGCGCAGGATATGGTGCGGGCTTGGCCCCGGCTGACTTCGGATATTGATCCGTCAGATTTGACCAGCATTGACCGGACGATTCGCAGAACCAATACCAAACAGCAGTTAATGACGACCCTGAAATGGGCGCGGCTGTTCGGTGGGGCTGGTGCGCTTATTGTCATCAAAGGTCACGAGAATCGGTTAGATGAACCGCTGGATTACGAAAACATTGAACCGGATTCGTACAAAGGGCTGATTCCGTTTGACCGCTGGAGTGGTATCTATCCGGAAGGGTCGATTTGCAATGACATTGAAAGCCCGTTGCTTTTTAATTTGCCGGAAAAGTATCGGGTCCAGACACCGGAAGGCGGTAATGGGTTTACGGTTCATGCCAGTCGGATTCTGAGATTCAACGGTCCTTCGGTCCCGGCGCCGGAGTATCAGGCACAGCAGTATTGGGGTATTTCTTGTCTTGAGCCTGCTTTTGAGGAAATCCGAAAGCGGGACAACATGAGCTGGAACATTCTCTCGTTGTCTTTCCGCGCATCCATCATTGGGATGCGGTTTAACGATCTTGCCCAGGCGCTGTCTGGTGCTGGAATGAATCAGAACGCTCTGGTGGCATTTCAGAGCCGGATGGAATCCATCAACCAGTTGATGAGTAATCAGTCCATGTTGATGTTGCCGGAAGGCGGCGGGCTGGAACAGATTAGCGTTCAAGCGGCGGGGTGGGACGGTATTTATCAGCAGTTCCAGTTGGACATTGCCGGGGCGGCGGATATTCCGGTGTCACGTTTGTTCGGGCGCACGATCAGCGGGCTTGGTCAGGCGAACGACATGGACGAACGAGTCTATGAGGAAAAGATCGCCGTTGAGCAGGAAGATCAGTTGCGCCCGCAGTTGGATCGGCTTTATCCGATTCTGGCGATGAGTTGCTTTGGGGAAATCCCGAAAGACCTTGATCTTGTCTTTCCAAGCGTTCGCGTTCTGAACGATGAAGAAAAGGCGAACCTGTCGCAGATCGCCACGAACAATATCAATACTCTGGTCAATGCCGGGATTCTGACGAAAGCTCAGGCGCTCAAGGAACTGAAGCAGTCCAGCGATGTAACGGGCTTCGGGACCAACATTACCGACGAGGATATTGAAGCGGCGGAAAAGGCCGGGGGCATGACCGGGGAGCTATTTGGACCGGATGTACCGGAAGACGAAACCAACGCCATCGAGGGCGCGGAAACGCCTAAGCCAGGGCTGTTTGGCGGCGCGGCTGACTCGGCTGATACGCCGTCGCCGTTGTTCCGTAAATTGGTGGCGCGGGCGAAGGATTCAGCGGGCATACCGGATGAGTACGACGTTGCCGGGATTCCGGTCAAGATCGAATTCCGGCGCGGATCGCGGCGGCAAATACGGAATCAGGATAACCAGATCGTCTATGACCGTCTGATGAAGCACCATTACGGATTCATCAGGAATACGGTTGGGCGGGATGGCGATGAAATCGACTGCATTATTGGATCGACGCTGAATGCGCCGATGGTTTACGTGGTCGATATGGAAGACATTGGGCCGGAAGTGGCGGCGCGTGAAGACGAAGACAAGGTATTGATTGGATTCAATTCTCCGGAAGAAGCCGAGCAGGCGTTTGTTTCGATGTACGATTCGGATTTCCTGTGGAGTATCGTGGCGATGCCCGTCGCAGAATTCCGAGAGTTAATCCTGACTGACGAGCC